ATGCTGACCGTTACGGAGATCAAGGCGGCCGAACCGAAGGCGAAAGCCTACAAGCTGCACGACACCGGCGGACTGTTCCTGCTCGTATTGCCATCCGGCACCAAGAGCTGGCGACAGAAATATCGATTCGGCGGGAAGGAGAAGCAGCTGACGCACGGCCGCTTTCCTTCGCTGTCGCTGAAGGATGCCAGGGAAGCGCGCGACGAGGCACGTCGCCAGCTCGAGCAGGGCGTGGATCCGGCGAGGAAGTCGCAGGTCGCCCGGGCAAAGCGCGCCGGTACGTATACCGGCCCGACCACCGTGAAACAGGCAGCGCTGCGCTGGCACTCGCTGCAGTCGCACGGCTGGAAGCCGCGGCATGCGGAGGACGTGAAGAACGCGCTCGAGCGCGAGGTCTTTCCAGTGATCGGCGACCGCCCGATCGCGGAAGTCGCCACCGCGGACATCCGCCCCATCATCGACGCGATGCAGGATCGCGGAGCCGTGGACCAGGCGCATCGCATGCTGATGCGCCTTTCGCGCATCTGGCAGCTGGCGATCGTGGACGAGATCGCCACGATGGATCCGGCCGCACCTCTCACCGCGATCCTGATGCCGGTTCCGAAGCGCAAGTACCGCGCGCTGATCACGCTGCCCGAATGCCGATCGGCGCTGCAGGCGTTCGAGCAGGAGCGGCACTGGCCGGAGACGAAGCTGGCTTCGCGCCTGCTCGCGCTGACGGCCGCAAGGCCGGGCCCGGTGCGGTTTGCGCAGGCGAGCGAGTTCTTCGATCTCGACGGCGAGGATCCACGCTGGATCATCCCGGCCGAGAAGATGAAGCTCGAGCGCGCGGAAGCCGAGCAGGAGAACTTCGCCTTCCAGATCCCGCTCGCCCGTCAAACTGTCGAGCTGGTGAAGGTCGCGATCGCGAACTGCGACGGCCGCCCCTACCTGTTCTCGTCGATCCAGTTCGCGCACAAGCCGGTCAGCGAGAATGCGCTGAGCACGGCGTACCGCCGGTCTCCGCTCTTCGGCGGTCGGCATGTCCCGCATGGCTGGCGATCGAGCTTCTCGACGATCATGAACGAGCGGGCGGCGGATCTCGACCGCCCGGGCGATCGCGCGGTGATCGACCTGATGCTCGGCCACAAGCCGGAAGGCGTGGAGGCGCATTACAATCGCGCTGCGTATATGGCGCGGAGACGCCTGATCGCGCAGGAATGGGCGGACTTGCTCACGCCGGGGCTGATGCCACCGGAGCAGCTGCTCGAGGGGCCGCGCAACTAGCGACCACGCGAGGTGCGGCATGACCGTCATCTCGCACCGCCAGGATCCGCAGGCCGCGAAGGCAATGGGCAACGTCCTCGATGGCATGGGCCTCGCCCGGCTGTCGCGGAAGCGCCGTGCCGAGTTTCGCCGCGGCGATAGCCCGCGCACCGGCGAACCGGTCTGGCGCAACAGCTACTATGTCGGGACGATCGAACAGGGCCGCGTGTGGAAGCCGATCAATGGCGGGACGCCCCGCGGCGGCAAGCGCTGGACTGCCGCGCTCCTGAAGGCCGCCAAGCGGCTCGAGCTGGAGACAAGGGCGAAGCGCAGGGAAAGCGATCCCGGGGCCCGCAACGGCGTCCTCGGTGAAGTCGGGATCGCCGTCCTCGAATATCTCTATTCGGTCGTCGACTATGCCACCGGCAAACTCGAGCCTGCGATCCGCACGATTGCCGACGAGATCGGCCGCGCCTATTCGGCCGTGCACGAGGCCCTCGGCCGCTTGCGGGCAGCAGGCTTCCTGCGCTGGATCCGCCGCTCGAAGCCCAAGGACAACCCCGAGCCCGGTGGGCCAACGATCGAGCAGGCCAGCAACGCTTACGCGCTCCTGGTCCCGCGCGAGTTCCAGGACTGGCTCAAGCGCCTGGTCGGACCGGGCCCTGTCCCGGCCTGCGAGGAAGATCGCCGACGCGAGCTGGTTGCGGAAAGCGAGCGCATGTTCTCCCGCCTCACCTGTGCCGAGCAGGGCCGCCAGACCGGCGACTGGGGCGCGGACAAGATCCTCGGTGACATTCTCGCGAGCATCGGGAAACTCGTCGACGAGCGCGAAGCGCAGCACCGCGAATCCGGCAGGAGCGATGTAACCGGGGGATCTGATAGATCCATAGAATGAGTGAGGGCGCATAGGCGCCCTCACGCGCTATTCTGGGATCCCCCGGACGCACCCCCACCCCACAAACTAGCCCAAAGCACCGAGATCGGACCTCGGCGCAGGGGCGGCTTGCGCCGCCCGGCTCGGCGGGGGCCGAGGGGCAAGGATCGTGCCAGCCACCGGCGTCACTCGGCCAGCGCGGTCGCGCCGTCCAGGTCGAGATTGCTGATGATCAGCTCGCCAGCCTTCGTCCCGTCATTATTCGCGATCGTATAGGTGACCTTCACCGGGATCCGGTTGAAGCCCGAGAAGATCGCGCGGATCTCGGGCGTGTCGTTGATCGAGAGAATGAAGTCGCCGCGCGCCCGGCCGAGCTGGTCGGCGAGGCGTTCGAAGTCCGCCCGATCGAACACCCCGGGCCCATAGTCATCCTCGCAACCGAAGTAGGGCGGGTCGAGATAGAACAGCATCCCGGCGCGATCGTAGCGGGTGATCAGCTGGTCGAACGGCAGCTGCCCGATCGTGACGCCGGCGAGCCGCTCGTGGATATCGGCGAGCATCGGTTCCAGTTTCGAGACGTTGAACCTCGCACCGGTGGTTCGGGAGACACCGTAATTGCGGCCGGCGACCTTTCCGCCGAATGCGAGGCGCTGCAGGTAAAGGAATCGGGCCGCACGCTGGAGGTCGGTCAGCTGCTCGGGATCCATCGCCTTCAGCCGCTCGAACTCGTTCCGGCTCGCCACACGCCAGCGCAGCATGTCGATGAAATAGGGATAATGCTCCTGCAGGACGCGGAAGAACGTGACGACGTCGCCGGAGATATCGTTGATCACCTCGACCTTCGCCTGGCGCGTCCGCCGCAGGAAGATCCCGCCCATCCCGACGAAGGGCTCGGCATAACCATCGTGCGGCAGCGCATCGATGATCGAGCACAGGCGGCGAGAGAGATTGCGTTTTCCGCCGATATAGCCGGCGGCGGGGGAAACGGGCTTGTTTGCTCGGATTGACTCCATGATTTCAATAGGCTCCAAAGACCCCGCCCGTATGCGCGGGTGCGGGGCGGCCAGTCGGCCAGCTGTGTCGTGGCGGGTCCGGCCCGTCGGTTTGCCTGGTTGCAGCCAGGTAACCCCCGCTCCCGACGCGGAAGCGGGCGATATAAAGAAACCTTTATGTGTTGCTCAGCAGTTCGCCCCAGCGGTCGAAGAGCTTGCGGCGGCGATCGAGCAGCTGCGAGCGATTGTACGCCGCCTCGACCTTGCCCATCCCGGCATGCGCCAGCGCGCGGTCGATATCGTGTCGCCACCCCTCGCCCAGGGTCTCGTTGAGGATGGTCGAAAAGCTCGAGCGCCAGCCGTGCGGGACGTGCCGGCCGGCATAGCCGAGCCGGACATAGAGATCGCGGATCGCGCCGGCACCGATCGGCTTGTCGATCACGCGGCCGGGAAACACGAGAGACAACGCCGCTTGCCGTTCATCCGTGATCGACGACCGCGCGCCGCGAAGGACGAACAGCGCCGCCTCGCTCAGAGGTACGACGTGATCGAACCGATCGTCGCCCTTCTTCGCGCGCGAGAGTTTCATCCGCGCGGCCGGTACGGTCCAGATCCTCGCCTCGAGATCGACTTCGCGCCAGCGCATGCCGCGCACTGCATCGAGTCGCACCGCCGTCAATGCGAGGAAGCGCGAGGCGGCGACCGTCCCTGCCGCGGCCGAACTCGCCTCGCATGCCTTCAGCAGCGCGCGGCATTCTTCGATATCGGTCAACGCGGGGTGCGGTGTCGATAGCTTCCCCCTCGTCATCGCGCGGCCGAGCTGCGCGGCGGGATCGGATTGGCAGAGCCCTTCGGCGATCCCGAAGCCGAAGATCGCGGAGAGACGCTGCCGCAGCCGACCGGCCGTCTCGAGACAGCCCCGGTCCTCGACCGCACGCACGAGCTCGAGCAGCTCGCGCGGCTGGATCGCGTCGACCTCGCGCTCACCGATCGACGGAAAGACGTCGCGCTCGAGGCTGGCGAGGACGTCGCCGGCATGCGCTTGCGACCAGGCCCCGCGCTGGTGCCGGTGCCAGGCGCGCGCGAGCCGCTCGAACGTGTCGGCTGCAGCGGGCGCGTTCGAAGGATCGACACCGCGCTCGAGCGCATCCTTGGCCTCGGCCTGCAGGATCCTCGCGCGTGCGACATTCACCTCGGGGAACTGCCCGATCGTCAGCAGCTTCTCGCGACCGTGCCAACGATACTTCAGCTGCCAGCTCTTCGATCCGGTCGGCCGGACGAGCAGGTGCATCCCGCCTTGGTCGGTCAGCTTGTACGCGCGATCTCGCGCACCGGCGGCGCGCGCCGCGGCGTTCGTAAGCATGGAATTCTCCACTGAACGTGATGGATTAAGTCGGCCTGGGCGGACCGAAAGAGTTCACGAGTTCACAATCGTGAACCGGGTGCGTGAACGGAAACCTCGCCCCCAGCCCCACCGCAATAGCGGGGCGGGCCCGAGAAGGACCCGCCGGAATTAGTCTGCGCTCTGACCACCGATCTTTCCCGATCGGCTCCCTCCTGATACTATCAAGCGATGGACAGACGAACCATTACTGGGACGCTGAGCAGCGTCGTCTTGGGCGGAGGAATCGCAGCGCTCATAGGCGCTGCGCAAACTGACACCGACGCGGTCTACTTCGACTATCTATTGTGGAGCGGTTGGAGCGCAATTGCGATCGGAGCCTTCGGCTTCGTATTGCTATTGCTTTTAAAGGAGCGAGCAAAAGTGAGCGACAAGACTGAAAGCGACGAAGGCGGCGACGATAACACGGTCGTAGGCCGGGTTCCGAAGAACATGAAACTGGGATCCCGTAACACTATAGTGAATTTCGACGACGGGAACGGGAATTGCATCGTGCCTGGTGGCGTGTCGATCGGAGCGAACGCGGGCTATGATCCGACGGGAACGATCATCGGTTCAGGAGCCGGCGCGAACCTCGGTAAAAAGCGTGACGGAGATTGAGCGGTAACAGACATTGGAGGCATGCGATGGCTAAGTTTGTGATGGTATTGAATGAGGGGAAATTCGTCCCCGAGCTTGAAGGAAAACCCGGCGACAGTATCTCGGCCGAGGATGTCTCTGCATATTCGATGATGCTGGTCAGCCATTCGCTTGCCAGGATTGCCGATTCGCTCGACAATCTGAGCGACAGCGTCGCTGAAATGGCGGCCGACCGCCGCTGACCAAGCACGCGTTCGTTATATTTCCGGTCCGACCCGCGCGGATAATCCCTCCGCGCGGGTCACCGCTGAAACCCGCAGAAAGCCGCAATATTCGACAACCGGCCGGATCGGCGATACCCCCGCCGATACCCCCACTTGGGACACAACCATGCCGCGCCGATCGACCCGCCCTCGCCTGCTACCCGACGACGCCGAGCTCGAGGCAGGATGGATCCGCCACGATGGCGGCGAAATCCCCGTCTCGCTGACCGATATGCCAGCGCTGTTGCTGCGCAACGGCACGCGGATCCGCGCCGGCTACCAAACGGCCGAGCACTGGGATCTGTTCGATGGCGGCAGTTGCTGGCGATGGTTCGGCAACAGGGCGCAGTCCGGCGATATCATCGCCTGGCGCCCGGAGGACGCATGAAGCACCGCCTCGCCGCGGCAGCCGTCCTGCTGGCGCTCCTCGCCTTCTGGGCCTGGCTGATGCTGGGATCGATGAGGTGACGCGGGTCGGTAGTTTCACCCGACCGCTGGCTCAAAGGCCGCCGCGCCGCCCTTTCATCTAGCGCTCTGCGCCAGTTTCGTCGACTTCCGCGTTCGGATCGATAGCCGATTGCTCGATCACCCAGCTGATCAGCGCGTCAAGCTGGAGCGCCTGTCGGGTGGCGATGATGTCGCGCTCGAGCTGCTCTTCTTCGGTTCGTTCAAACGCTCCGGTTCGCTCTCGGGCGGCAGGAAGTCGATGATCTCCGGCCGCTTCACCAGCTCCGCCGGCGGCGTCGCGAAGGGCGGCGCCTTCGACACCTCGGCCCGCACCGGCAGGCTCGGCTCGGGCTCGTAGCTCTTGCCGCAGCCGCTCAGCGCGAGCGCCAAGATCGGCAAGGCGAGCGCGGTAATCGTGTTCGATCGCATCGGTGATGTCCTCCTGCTGGGCGCGGACGTGCTCGAGCCGCGCGGCTTCGCGCCGTGCCGCCTCGGCCTGCGCCGCGCGATAATCGTCCTTGGTCTTCCGGTGTGCGCTACGCTCGGCGTCGCGCTGGCCTTCGAACTCGCCCGCCGTCTTGATCCACCCGGTGATCGAGATCGGCCAGACATGCAGCCCCTCGAGACGCACGGTCTGCACGACGGCCGCCGCGATCGCGGCGAACAGCACCAGGCCGAACAGCGCCGCGCGCAAGCCGCTCACCGCCAGCTTGGCGCTGGCCCAGCCCGGCATGGTCACGCTCCCCTCCCACACCGCGCCGGATCGACATTGCCGATCCGGTGGTTCTGCCAGCCCCGGCGAAAGACGCGCAGGCGCGGGTTCACCCGCACCAGGCGATCGTACTCGGCCTCCTGCTGGGCATCGAGCCGGGCGAGCATCGCGCGGCAAGCGCGCGGGCCGAGATTGCGGCGGCAGTCACGCCAGGCCTTCACCGTCAGCGGGCCGATCCGGCCGTCGACGTCGAGCCGCGTATTGCAGACCGCGTTGACCGCGCGCTGGAAATATCGGCTCGGCCGCGCGGGGCCCATGTTCACCGCGGTGTCGATCACCTCCTCGGCGACGACCGGGTCGATCTCGACCAGCGGCAGGAAGCCCGGCCGCTCGATATAATCCTTCAGGTAGATGCTCTCGGCGCAGATCTCGCCGCCCACCGCGCAGCGCCGCTTCAGCTCGCGCATATCGCCCTGGTAGCCGTGCTGGCGCGCCACGCGCTCGGTCACCCCGTGATTGGTCGCACCGCCCGGATCGTTCGGATGATCGACATATCCGCCCTCCACGGCGAACACGGCGCCGATGATCAGCGTGATCGCCGCGGCGATCCCGCCTTTCTTGCCGGCCGGCATCTTTCCCTGCGGCTCAGACATCGTTTCGCTCCTTCGCCGCGGCCGCGCGTCGACGCTCGAGCCCCTTCTGGCGAAACAGCTTGGCGATGATCGCGAGCACTAGCAGGCCGATCTTCACCGTCAGCAGCGCGCTGCCGGGCAACGCCGCCTCGAGCTGCTTCGGCGCGAGGTTGAGCACCCAGAGCAGCTGCCCGGCGTCGAAGAACGCGGTCGCGCCCTCGATCGCCAGCGCCGCGGTGACCAGCCAGGTCGACCACTGGCGCCAGATATCGCGCGCCTCGGGCACGAGGCGGCTTTTGATCCACTCGATCATCGGTTTCGCTCCTCGGTAATCAGGTCCAGCTTCGCCTCGATCGAGGCGAGCCGCTGCAGCACTTCCTCGTTGCCGGCCGCCTGCTTCGCCTGGCGGTCCTCGACCGCCTCGATCCGGCGCGTATTGTCGGTGATCTGCCACTGGTGACCGCCGCCGGCCCAGATGAGCGCCGCGGCCGAGAGGACCATCGCGATCCATGCCGGCCACGACCCGGGCACCTTTTGCTGCTTTTCGGCCTGCTTGGCTTCCCAGATGTCGAACAGCTGCTTTGCGATGCGGCGCGCGGCCGCTTCGTTCGCCTCGTCGGTCATCACGGCTCCATCTCCGTCGAATAGGCGACGCCCGGCTGCTTGCCGATCCGCACGAAGGCCGCGCTGCCGGTGACCGTCGCGACATCGCAATTGCTCACGAGGATGCCGTGTCGCGGCCCGACCGGGTTGGTGGTCTGGAACTGGAACGCGCCGGTGCCGCCCTTGGCCGTGCAATTATGGAATTCGTAGCGTCCCGGATTGACGGCGTTCGGGCTGTCGTGGCTGGTCATGTTCGGCCCGCTGCCGGTCACTTCGAAGATCGGCCCGTCGAACACGATGCGCTGACCGTCGGAGGTCCCCGCGTTCCACGGCGCTGTCGCCGCGCGCAGGGTTCCGCCGCCCGTGACCGAACCGATGATGCGGAAGTGCTGCTGCCCCGCCGCAGGATCGCTCGCATTGGCCGCGCTGTTCTTGGAGAGGGCATTGGCCGCGTCCTGATGGATCACGGCATTCGCGGGATCGAGCGTGGCGAGCACCGCGCCGCTCGGCACGATCAGCCGCCCGCCGAGGTTCATGTCGAACAGGTAGCCCGACTTCGCGGTGAAGACCGAGTCCGCCAGGAACTCGATCGTCAGGCCCGGCCACATCGGAATGCCGCGCTTGATCCCGCTCGGGTTCTGGGCGGTGATGGTCCCGGCCGGGATCGGCGGATCGTAGGAGGCCGAGCTCGCATCGGCATAGCCGGGCGTTCCTGCCGCCGAATCGTCGTAGCCGGGCATCGCCTTCAGGTGCACCTGGTTCGATACAGTGCAGCTGCGCGAGAGCGGCTCCCACGCGCGCTGGTAATCGTCCTTGGCAACACTATCGTAATAGTCGAGCAGGCTTTCGACCGCTTCGTCGCACGTGGCGAAATCGCCGCCCGGGCCGAAGGTCTTGAAGACCTTGCGAACCGCGTCGCCGGTCAGCGTGCGGCGCTCGATCTCCTCGACGTCCATCACCCGCGACGGGTCGATTCCAGCCACCGCCGGGTCGGTCGCCCCCGTGTACGGCCGGTTCCATTCGACCACGTCGGCGCGACCTTCCTTGAGGGAGATCACGACCTTCAGGCCGACATATTCGACATCGCCGCGCACCGATCCCGTGTTCGCGCCCGAGATAACGATCGTCTCGGGAATATCGGCCGACCAGTCGCCGGTGCGGATGATCGTGTTCCGGGCGACGATCGCGCCGCGCACCGGGTCGTAAAGGAAGAAGCCGAGCCGGCGATCGGTGCCGCTGGTGTCGGCCTGGTCCTGCAGGACATAGGTCCGCCCGGGGACACCGCCCTCGACCCGGATATCGTCGATCAGCGCGAGAAGGTAAGGATCGGTCACGGTGGAGACGAGCGCGTTGGTCGTTTTGTCCTGTTCCTTCGCGAGATCCTTGATCGAGGCGCGCTCGGTCGGTGAGAAGCCCTGCGGCCCGACCGCGATCGGCGTGTCCGCGGGAGTGAATGCGACGCCGCTTCCCCACGTCGTTCCTCCGCCGTCGACTTGCAGCAATACCTGTCCCATGACCGACGACGGGCCATCGTAGAGATCGATCCAGTGGACGCCCGAGCCGCCGCCCATCTGCGGATGCGTGGTCGGGTCGGGGTTCGAGTTATACGCGCCGACGAAATAGACCGCCGCGGTGTCGAGATCGACGCATCGCGCGAGCAGCGTCCCCGCCGCCGTGCGCCCGAGATATTGCACCCCGAGCCGCTTGGTCGGATCGACCAGCTTGACCGCCCGCAGATAGAGCAGCTCGGGCCGGGCGTTGATCGCCGCCACCGAGGAGACCGCGGAGAACCGTTCGAATTCCGCCTCGAGCGCGGTCTTCGCCGCCTCGGCCCGGTCTGCTTCGGCTGCGATCGCGGCCAGCGCGGTGGCGTTTACCGCGCCGAGGGCGACTTCGTAGCTGGCGCCGGCGTAATCCTTGCCCGCGGTGGTCACCGTGAGCCGGATGTCGGTGACAAACATCTCTGCAAGGCCCGGCGGCGTGCCGAGCAGGTCGCCGAACAGCGTGAATTCACCGGTCGTGTCGTCGACGGCCGCCAGGCTCGCTTGCGTCACGACCATCTGCAGCTCGCCGGCGGGCCCGTCGATTACGGTGAACCCTTCCGCTCCCGCAGTCGCGCCCATTGCCAGGGCAATGTCGGTTGCCCCGGCCGCGCGCTGCAGGTCCAGTGCAAAGGTCCACCCGGTGATATCGATCGGGTCTCCGTTCGCATCACGCAGCGTGAGGACATGGTCGAACACCACGCTCTCGCGAGCGTGGAGGAGTGTCTTTTTCATGCCGTGAGGGCTCCCGTCAGGGTTCGTTGTAATCACTGGGGTCCCAGCCCGGGGGCGCGCTGCCGCCCGAGCTGGTTCCGCTGCCGCCGATCACGTCCGTGCGAATCGACGCGACGTAGTGCCGGAAGGGCGTGCTCTGCTTGAGCACGGCGGTCTGACTGCTGGTCGTCGCCTTCAGTGCCACCGCCCCGCCGAGCCGGTCCTCGTCGTCGTAATAGATATGGCAAAGCGTGTCGGCCGGGATCGCGGTCGAGCCGTCATCCAGCGTATTCAGCGTGCCGCCGGTCACGGCGACTTCGAAATCGGCATAGGTCCGGGTGTGGCTCTCGATCGAGATCGAGGTATCTGTCGCCTGCACCAGCCCGTCGGCCGGATCTGCATCGGTGACGTAACTGGTCGAAATCATGACGCTCGCGTAGGCGGCCGGCGCGACGTCGCCGGTGGTGACCGGCGGCAGCACGCGCCTTGCCCCGACCTCTCCGTCGACGACATAGCTCACCGCGACCTCGTGCCCGGTCCCGTCGGCCACGCCGGGGATGGTGATGTCGGTCGCCTTCGACGAATAGTCCCCAGCAAGCCGCCAGTCCGTCTCGCCGACCTTGCGCACCTCAAGCCGGATCGCGTTGGCGCGATCGTTGTCGCGGGCGCCGCCGATCACCAGCGCCGGTTGCACCCCGCGCAGCCCGTCGATCTTGCCGGCCGTGACGGACCATGCCGCGCTGCCGGGTGCCTCTATCGCGCCCGGCGCCGCCTGCTGGTTGGCAACCGCCTGGTCGTCCTCTTCATCGGACGCGGCGGTAAACCCGTAGGCCGCCGCCGCGATCTCGCGCAGCTGGATCCGCACGTGCCACTTGGCATCGCGCGCATAGCTCTCGATGCGGAAGACCCGCCGCGCGCCGCCGAAATGGCGGTCGCTGGTCCATCCGATCCAGTCGCCCTCCTCGAGCTCGACGAAGCGCGGTCCCAGCGACAGCGAACCCGTCGCCAGCAGTCGGCCGAGCTTGCGCCGGATCTCGCCCACACGCTGCGCCTGCGTCCCGCGCGAGACGTGCTTGAGCTCGAGCGTCTCGCTCCGCGGCCCGCCATCCTCGATCACGTCCGCATAGACCCGCCGGATCGGCGCGCCGTGCATCGACCATTTCTGCTCGGGCGCGACATAGCGCGGGACGACCGTATTCAGCCATTCACGATCGGCCTCGCCCCGGAACAGTTCGAGCTCGACTTCGGCCAGGTTGAGGATGTCATGGTCGGTGATCTCGGCGACGACCGCCTTCGGCCCGCCCGGCTCGACCTCGATCCCGCCATCGGGCTGGCGGATAATGCCGGCCGTGCTGTCGGCGAAATGCCCTTCCACGGTGAGGAAGTCCTCGTCGGCGCCGATCATCCCGTCGAAGGTGTAGCGCTTCTCGCTGCCGCCAGCCTTGAGCGCGACCTGCTCGTCGCACAGCGCCGCGTGCGCGATCGCGTTTTCGGGCGGTGCCTCGATCGCGGACAGGCCGCGGCCGATCAGCAGCTGGTCGGGCGCGGTCATGTCGTCGCCGGCGTAGATCCCGCGCTGGAAATTGTAGCGGCAGTCGATCGGGTTGTCGGTCCATTCCCACGTCGCCGGATCGTCGATCCGGTGTGTCCCGCTCCCGCCTGCCACCGTCCCGTCCTTCGCCGAGATATAGCACTTCTTGCCCTTCAGGACCCACAGGAAGCGCGGGCGGCCGGCGGTCCAGACCGGGTTCTCGGCTTCCGGATCGTCGGCCTTGTAGGCGACCGTGACATGGGTGATCCCGGTGCCGACATCGCTCGCGGTCCAGCCCGGGCCGTTCGTGGTGAGGATCGCCGGCAGCGTCTGCCCGGCCGAGCCGTCGCGAAAATAGACCTCGAGCTGGCCGTTATAGCCGGCCACCGGACCGTCGCCGGCGAAGGCGACATAATCGTCGTTGACGTAGAAACCCTCGAGGCTCTCGCATTCGTGGTCGACCAGCGCGATCGACAGCACTTCCCAGTCGGTCCCGTACTTGCCGCCGAAATTGAACGCGTCGTTGAGGCTTCCGGCTGTGGCGAAGCGACCGAACCCCGCCTGGCGCGGCACCTCGCCCAGCTGCAGCGAGGTCTCGCTCGCCTGGCGTTCCTCGCGTCCGACCCCCTTAGGGCCGAGAAGGGTCGAGGCGATGATCGAAAGACCGGTCGCGATCAGCGCGCTCGATCCGATCGTGAAAGCAAGCGCGGTACCGGGCAGGAACAGCACGCCACCCGAGAGGGCACCCAGCGCGACCAGCCCGACCCCTGCCGCGACCTTGACCAGCTTACTCATGGCGCCCCCGCAAATGCGAAGCCTCGATCGCTCTCCAAGGTGGAGCAGCGCTCCACGCCCGCACCATTGCGCTGCGCGGAATGCGCTCGAGACGCCGTTCGCCAGGGCAGCAGAGGGTCGGTCCCTCGACCAGGAGCACGTGGAAGCCGCGTACCGGGTCGATCACGCCGGCAATGTCCCCCATCTGGGCGCCGCCCAGCGGGATCTCGGTGAAGATGGTATCGACCGCGTGCTCGAAGCCGCCGAGCCGCGCGATCGCGCGCCGTGCCCCGCCTTCGGTTCGCCAGCGCACCGGCAATCGTGGCGCCCGGCCGAACTGGGCCTTGATCGCTCCCAGCAGGAAGCGGGCGCAGCAATTCCCGTCGAAATCGTGCGGCTCGCGCAGCTTGCGATCGAGATAGGCGCACAACGCGACCCGGTCGCGTTCCAGTGAAACCGCCATCAGTTCATCTTCCGTGCGAGCGATCGCGCGATTCCCCGCGTGAGCGAGGCGGATCCACCGGTCGCCTCGCCCGCCCGCGTCGGACGCCGGCCGCCCCAGTAGAGCGTCTTTTCACCGGCGAAGCTGACATTCTTGAAGAAGCCGTCATTGGGGTCGATCAACCGCTGGTCGGCATCCGAGCGCAGCCGCCCGGTGTTCCGTCCGAGGCCGCGCCCGGGGCTTTCGACCTCGAGAGTGATCGTCGCCGTCCCGCCGCTCGTCTCGCGGACGATGACCCGGTCGACCCGGCCGCGGCGATGGACGAAGTGGTCGAGGAACTCGGTCCCGCTACTGTCGAAGATCAGTGAACGGACGGTGACCGGGGCGCGTCGCAGCGCGGCAGCCTCGAGCAGGGCAAGTACTTCCGGCTCGATACCCGATAGCGAAAGCGTGGTATTCTGTGCGATCCCGCCGATTGCCGCACCGCCGGCGATCCCGACATCGCGATCGCCGAGCCCGTCATAGGTTTCGCCCTCGATCTCCAGCGGTCCGTAGCCGGACCAGGCTCGCACCGGCGGATCGCACAGGATCTCGACCGCGCCGCCCACCCGCGCGCTGCCGTCCTCGATCGCCGCCATAGCCGCGGCTGCCAGGCTCTTCATGTCGTGCGCTCGTGTTGCTGGGGGTGGCGGCTATGGGTCATGGCCGCAGGTCCTGCAGTGCCGAAATCGTCCCGCCGGCGATCTTCTGGCGGCGATCGAGCGCCCCGAGGCTGGCCTCGCCCGGCACCAGGCGCACGAGACACCCGGGTCGATCGAGATGCGCCTCGGCACCCGCCGGCACGACCCGCACCGGCACCGGCATTTCGACCATTGCGGTCACCGATCCGGCCGCGTCGCATTCGGTCGGTTCGACCACGCGCACCATTGCGAGGCGATCGTGCGTCCCGGAGGGCGATCCGGCGGCGTCCCACCGGAACCCGATCCCGTCGCCGCGGCCGAGCTTCAGCCCGGCCGGCAGACCTGTCAGCGTGAGCAGCGCGTTGTCGTCTGCGTCGATCGCCTGGCTCCAGCTCGCGGCCGCGCCGGTGAACGGCAGGCCGGCGCTGGTCGTCATCCGCGCAAAACCCTGCGGATAGGCCCGCGGGTAGAGGCGGTCGCGATCGTGCGCCACGAACGGCCGCTTGGACCCCCTACAGCGCGAAATGAAGGCCCGCCATTCGTCCGACGCGTCGCGGGTCAGATTGCGGCTCAGCGTCCACCGCGCGCGCCACAGCGGCTCGCCCAGCGACACGCCGCCGAGACGTCCGCCGCGTTCGGGCGCGATCGCATCGGCGTCCTCGATCTCGAATTCCTGCGTCGCGATTCCGCGCTCGGGCATCGCCAGCACCAGACCCATCCGGTCAATCTCCCTCGATCAGACCGGCGCCAGCGCGCCGCCGAAGGTGCGCTTGTTGAGATCGATCATCTGCTCGACCCCGCGCGAAGCTCCGCGCATCGCGCCATCCTCGGCCGCCCGGTCGGCCATCGCCTGCATCTGGCGCAGGATATCCTCGGTCATCAGCGCACCGCGCAGGTCGAAATGCATCACCGGCCGCATGCCGCCCGGGCGCTCCATCGCGCGGGTCCGGTTGGCGTTCACCACCTGCGATCCGCGCGGCAGGCGGACAAGCTCCTTGCCGAATTCGCCGACCTCGAAGAAGCCGCCTTGCGTGTATTCGGAACCGCCGGCCTTGCCGCCGCCGAAGATCCCGCCGAGAAAACCGAAAATCCCGCCGTCGCCGATCGTGGCGTAGTCGGTTCCGAACAGTGAGTTCTTGAGCGGGTTGATCACCGCCAGCAGCATCAGCTCCTGGATCAGCATGTTGATCACGCGCTTGCCCATCTCGCCCCAGTCGTCCCAACCTGATGGATCGAGCAGCGTGTCGATCACCCGTTCGCCGATCTCACGCTGCCGCTCGAGCGTCTCGTTGGCGTCGTCGATCAGCCCGCGTCGCCGGAACCATTCGGCATTGCCCTCGATCAGCTTGCGCACTTCCTCGTCGGAGAGGTCGAGCCCCTGCCGCCGGAGGTCGGCCATGTATTCGAACTGCTCGATCGCCGCGGCGCGTTCCTGCACGGTAGCGCCGACCAGCTTGGCCTCGAGCTCGAGGAAAGCAATCGCCTCGGCCTGGTCGGCCTTCGCCGCCCCGAGCCGCTTGGCGTAATCGGCGTCCTTCTCGTCCGCCTCGTCGAGATACTTGGTTGCGTAATCGAGCTGCGGGCCGATCGCGGCGGTTTTGGTCTCGAGCTCGGCCTTGCGCGCGCGCTGCCGCGCCTGGTCCCGCAGGATCCCGGCCTGCTCCGACCCGATCCCGCCCTGTGCCGGCGTCAGGCCGGCAAGACGATCGATCTCGGCCAGTTCGTCCTTGAGCTTGTTCGCGATGACGAGGAGCGGGTCGCCCTGCTCCATCAGCGTGCGCAGGGTCTTGACGTTGGTTTCGCGTTCCTCGGCGAGCCGCTTCTCTTCGGCGAGGATCTGTTCGACCAGCGCTGCGCCCTCGAGGCGCTTCTCGCCGAAGGCGACATGGAAATGCCCACCGGTCGCGTTCTTCGACGGGTTGGCATATTCGTCGAGTGCTTCCTTGACCTCGATCCCGGCCGCGCGGAGGACGTCCTCGACCATCCCGATCGTCAGCCCCGGTATGCGCGCGAAATCGAGCGCCTGGCCGACATTGTGATAGGATCCCGGGTTCGCCTTGCCGAGCGCCGAATTCGGGTCGCGACCGCGGCTCGTGATCCGGATCCCGGGGAAGGCGGAGGTGAGGATCTTCTCGACCTCGGCGGTCGTGACCGGGCTGTCCCGCTCGGTCTTGCGCCGCTCGCGCTCGATCTCGCGCGCGTCCTCGATCGCCTTGTTCTTGAGCTTCTCGAGCCGTTTGAACTCGCGCTCGTAACCGGCCTGGTCGATGTAGATGCCGGCATTGCTCGCGCTGATCGGGTCGTCGCGGCTCAGCTCGAAGCGCCGGTTGAGCTCGCCGACCTTGCGCTCGAATTCGCCGCGCGCTTGCGCGACCGGGTCGAGCCCCTCTTCGACGCGCGCCTGCGCGGTCGCGATCTGCGCATTAACCAGCGAATCCTGCGCCTGCTTCTGCTTTTTGCGCAGTTCGGCCAGATCTGCCTGAAGGTTGCCAATCTCGTTATTGTACCAGATCCAGTCGGGTCCACCGAGCAGGCTGCTATTTCGCTTGCGCCGTGCGTCCCGGATCTCGCTCTGCTTCTCCGCGATATCGACGTCGATCGCCGAAGCCGCAGCTTCGGCATTGACCAGGCGCATCTGCGCGAAATCGCCCTGCACCCGGATTGCCGCTTCGGTATCCTTGACCAGCTGGTCCATCGCGGCCGACATTTCTTCGACCGACAGGCGAGAGAAGTCGACAGCCTTGGCGAAATCGAACTGGGTATCCTTCGCGTCCTCGGCGGCGTTCTTGCTCCGAAGGTACGACGTCGCGAGGATCCCCAACACCGAGACGCCGCCCATCACCGCGAGGCCCCAGGGGCCGGTCAGGAAGGCCGCCAGCTTGCTCTTGGCGCTCGACATCAGCGCGACCGACTGGACCACCTGCGTGCCCTGCTGCGCGAAGATGATCATCGGGTTGATGCCCGAAGCATAGGACGCACCGACGTCGGCGACCTGGTAGCTCAGTTGCTGGAAGCCCATCCGCTGCAGGTTCGCGTTCTTCGTCGCGTTCGCCATCGCCGAGGTATGGCCGCGCAGCGTGCTGCTCGCGCCGTCGAGCTCGGCCTTGGCCCGCGCCTGCACCTTGGCGAGATCGCCCTTGGCGAGCGCGCCGGCGCGATCGAGCCGCATCGCCTCTGCCATCGTGGCATTGTAGCGCTGCTGCGCCGCGAACAGCGGATCGGCCTGCGCGATCAACCGCTCGCGCGATCGCGCCAGCGCGTCCTGCTGCCGCACGAACGCCTGCATCGAGGCCTCGGCGCTCTTGGTATTCCCGAATTCGGACTGCGCGAGCCCGGTGCTCTCGGCGATGCGGCGCTGGACCGCGCTGCCGCCGAGCGCCTGCAGCTGCTCGAACCGCCGCTTCGCGCGATCGGCCGTGGCCTCGACGGTGCGCATGTCGCGTTCGAAGCTGCGCGCGATCCGCTTGGCCGAACTGTCGCCGCTCTCGCCGATCGCGGCAAGCGTGGCGCGGATCTCCTGATCCCCGCTGACGCCGAGGCGGTAGGTGACGCTTTCCCGACTCATCCGCCGTTTCCTTCAGCCGCGTTGAGCTCCCACTCGATCGCGCCGAGCAGCGCGTCGAGCCGGGCAAGGTCTTCACCGCCCGCCAGTTGCAATCCTGTCGCCTCGTCGCGCACCGTTCGATCGGGCCGATGGGGCTTGAAGCGAAGCTTCTCCGGCCACGGCGATCCGCAGGCGCGCAGGTCGGTCATTGCGCGTCTCCCTCTTCGTCGTCGGCGGCATCGTCGCGAGCGTGCCGGCTCACCAGCACCCGTTCGAGTTCGGGCAGCACGTCGGCCAGCAGCTGCATGTCGCAGCCGCGGACCTCGCCCAGGGCGAGCGCGGCATTCATGTCGAGCCCGGTGGGCCCGCCGCCGCCCATCCCGGCGACGAAGCGAAGCTGCCCGCTCAGCATCCGGGCGGTATCGTAGACGAGCTCGCCCTCGAGGAACTGCGGGGCCTCGATCCGGTAGGGGCAGCGATCGCAGCGCCGTCTTACAGTGTCGTCTTCGAAGCAGTCTTCTTCTTCGTCGCAGTCCTGCGCGGCGAACTCTTCGTCGAACGCTTCGTCGGCTTCTTCGCCTTCGCCTTCGCCACGGCCTTGGTACCCGCAGCTGAGCCGGCAGTAGTCTTTCCCGCCGTCGCCCCCGCCGAAGTGCCAGCGGAGGAGACGGCCGATGCGTTTTTTTCCCGCTCCCGCTGGTAGATCGGGAGCACGTATTCGCGATCGAGCGTGTCGAAGAACAGCGTGTCCTGCAGTGCCAGCGCGATATTGGCCTTCGTGCATTCGAGCTGGCGCCCGGCCGCGGTCCCGATTCCTTCCCACCCGGTGATCGCCGCCGCCAGCACACCCTCGGAAAAGGCGAGCGTGGCGATCTGCGGTTCGAGATCGGCGTCCTCGTCGAGCGCCTTGCGGACCGCCTGCCGCCCGGCGGCGAGGATCCGCGGACTTGGCGCGGCAAGCGTGACTTTTGCGTCGCCCACCGCGATCTCGACGGGCGCAGTGCCGGTCAGCCTCAGCATCAGCTGTAGCTCGCCACGTCGTTGATGAGCTCGACGGTCAGGCAATTGCCGTCCTGCCCCGACGCCATCCAGTTGTGGCTCGACTGGATCCCGCTCGGGCCATCGATCGGGGTCTTGACCCGCGGCAGGAACACCCTCGGTGCGGTGAATATCAGCGAGTAGCCGCCCGCCAGCGTCCACCCGAAAGTGAGCGAGACCGGAGTACGGTTGGTCGCGTCGTTGTGCAGCGTCAGGCTGTCGTAGCGGGCGGTGATCGAACCGCTCGCCATCGCCTGCGCCGGGTCGGCGTCCTCGATCTCGCCGTCGGGCTGGATCGTCTCGACCTTGTCGAGATTGTTCGTGTAGTTGAGCTCGGCCGAGACGATCGAGCCAAGCTTGGTGCCCTCGCGGGTGATCTCGCCGGTCGCCTGGCGGAAGCGTGCGAGCGCCAGTGCGGTCGCCAGTACCCCGGCACCGCTTGCGCTCGCGCGATCGTCTGCCCCCTTGCCGACCAGTTCGATCGTCGCATTGAGCAGGCCCGAGCGCCCCATCGAGATCTGCATCGAGTTGCCGCGCATCCCGTAGTTCATCTCGTGGCTCGGGACGTCGGGCAGCTGTACCTCGAGCGACATGCTCGGCAGCGAGGCTGCGCCGCTGGCGAAAGCGTGGGTGTAGGGATCGGCACCGGTTGTGGTCGGCGCACCGAACAGAAGCTTCAGCCAGTGGCCGAAATTGCGCAGGTCGACCGGCACGACGATATTGCCGTCATTGGTCACCACGTCCTGCGTCGGATCGTATTTCTCGCGCCCGTTGCCGAGGAGGTCGTCCTCGATCAGGCCCTGTTCGGGTCCCAGCGAGGCGCGCGCGAAGGGCAGCGGGATAAAACCCGAAGCGGGCACCGTGCCGTAGGTGGTTTCGAATGCGCCTGCGACCTTCGCATTGGCGCCGCGTGCTCGGCCCATGATGGGTTCTCCTCGAGTGTTGGTCTGGGGGCCCGGGGTCAGCCGAGCGGATTGGTGGTGGAATAGGCGGCGGTGACCAGGCAGCGCGCTTCGACGTGTCCGTCGGTGCCGGTCATGGTTTCCTCGTCGAGCCCCGGGCTAACGCCCTCGGCCCAGTCGCAGGTGCCGCCCAGCGTACGGTCGGCCCCGATCGCGGCCCCGATCGCGGTCAGCATCGCGCCGGCCAGTTCGATCGTGTCGGCCAGCACTGCGAGCGTGAAGGCGGTCTCGAAATTGTAGGTCGGCGGGTTGAGATCGACCTCGGGCTCGCCGCCGTCGATGCCCAGCAGCACCACCGCGCCGCCCGCCGAAAGTACGTCGGGCTTGCCCGGCTCGCCTTCGAAGCCGCGCCGATCTGCACTCGGCAACGCGCTGGCGATGAGCGCGTCGAGCGCCTCGAGAACGGCTTCACGACCCATGGTCTAAACCTCCTCGAGCAGTCGCCGGGTGGTTCGCCGCGCGCGCGCAAAGGCCGCATCCGGATCGATCGTGCGTGCCTGGCGTACCGACTTGGTAAAGGTGAACATGTGCACGAGCCGCCGAGATCGCGACCGTTTTCCGCCGCGTGCCGCGTTCAGGTCGATCAGCGCGACGATCGAGCCCGGCTTGCGGCCAGGGCGAAAGATGAAGTCCTGGTTGTAGCGCGCCTCGACCTCTTCGGGGCTTAGCTGCGCCTTTGCGCCGCGGCCCCCGATCCGCCTTGGCACGTGCTCGGTAGGGATCGCGAGGAAGCGGCTGCCGGCCACCGGCACTATCGTTCCTCCGCGCATATTGCCCTTGATGATGTCCGGCGCTTTCGACCACACGAAAGCCGCAGGGTCACGGCCGCTCTTGATCCCGTAGTTCTTATGCCGCCAGGTCTTCGCAAGGCGATCGCCCAGGGCTCGGTACGTCATTGCCCGCAGGTCGGTCTTCAGCTGCTCACCCCCCACCTCGATCGCGCGGGCCTGGCGCTTGCGAAGGCGAGAGAGGATGGCGCGGTTTGCCGCCTCCATCCCCTCGAGACCGATCCCCGACCGCATCAGATCGGCTTTGCCTCGCAGCGCCAGTTGCGCTTCTGGTCGAGCAGGGGCCGGCCGATCACCTCGTAACGCCGCCCGTCCTCGAGCTCGACCGTGTCACGCTTTGCCGGCGCGGCGAAATCGCTTTCGCGAACCCGCAGCTGCACCACGTCCTCGACGGTCATGCCGACCACGCGGTCCTCGTCGCGAACGATGACGCGGACCGGGACGGGGGCTTTCGCGCCCTGTACCCAGTCCGCATCGTGGCCGAGCGCCGCATAGACCGCGGCCTGCTGCCGCGCCTGCAGATCCGCCCAGCCCATCGCTCAGGTCAGCCTGTCAGCCGACCTGGCCGGTGAGGTGCAGGCGCGTCCCGCCTTCGCCGACGAAGCCCGCAGCGGGACGATCGGCGCTGGCGGCAATGAAGGCGCCTGCTTTGGCGTCGAACGCCACCGTTTCGCCTTCACCGAAGCCGCCATCGGCGATGCCCGGAGCCTGGTTGAACAGGCCCGCGGTCACCGCCTGGAAGCGGCGTCCTTCGTCGGCCGAGACCGCAGCGAACAGGGTGACCCCGCCGATCCGATAGAACCGGCCTTCGGAGACGCCGCCCTTCGGTGCGGTGAAATCGACCACCTGCAGCTTCTGCTGGCAGAACGAACGCGAATGCTTGGCCGAAGCGGGCTTCGCCGCTTCGGCCTTCGCCGGGGTCTGCGGAGGGGTCTTCTTCCCGCTCATCAGGCGGCGACCCCGGTGAGCATCACCGTACCGGTGGCCTCGGCCGACGCCTGCGCCGAAAGCGCGATCCCGGCCGCGGTATTGGCGGTCGCCGTGGTCGTGAAGACGTCGTTGGCGTCGTCCCAGTAGAGCTTGGCGCCCTCGGTCCAGGCCTGCCCGGTGGCCTTCGGCGCGTCCTCGAAGACGCCGTTGGTCGCCCCTTCGAACGGCTCGCCTTCGGCGGCGGAGGTCTTGGCGAGGACCAGCAGCTTGCCGATCAGGTAGAGCGTGCCGGCGACGACGTCGCCGGCGGGCGCGGTGAGGGTAACCGTGTTACCCGGCTTGATGAACTTCATGGATCAGGTCCTTTCCCTGGATGAATTCGGAAGAGCCGCGAACAGCGACCCGATTGCAGCCTGTCGAAGAGCACCGGGCGCGCTGTACGGCGCGCCCGGTGCTTTAGGTTGTCGGGGACGATCGCCCCCGGCGGCTTACGCCGCGCCGGCGTCGGTCAGCGCGCCCGGATAGTCGATCGCGCCCACGCCGTAATCGTGGCGCACCTTCCATTCGACGCCGTCGACCCGGAAGCCGTCCTGCTGGTCGATGAAGGGCTCCTGCTCGCCATTGAGGAACGCCACCTCGAGCGCCGGGGCGATGTTCGGGTCGGCGAAGATGTAGCGCCGCGTACCCGAGAGGCGCGGGCTGGCGACGATGTCGTCGAACAGGCCGCGAACCTTGTTCGGCACCATGTCCTTGCCGGCCTTGTTCGGATCGTATTCCGCGCCGTTGATCACGATCGCGTCACCCTTCAAGCCGCGCGGGACGAGCAGGACCGAGGGCGAAAGGTCGAGATATTCCTTCCCGCCGCGATCCTTCTGCGCCGCCATCTGCGCGTCGTCGGCATCGAGCGCATCGACGCTCAGCGCCGCACCGCCACCGATATTGCCGTGGTCGGCGTGGAACAGCGTCTTGCCGTCCGCCATCACCGGGCCGAGCCCGCCATTGAGCGCGAGCGTAGCGTAGACGTCTTCCTCGATCGTGCGGGCGGCGATCCGGCCGAGCTGGACCGCGAGGGTCGAGAAGGCCGAGAGGTCGTCGTTGATGATCGCCTGGCGGGTCAGCGCCACGATCAGGCCCTTGGTCTGGGCCGAGATCGATTCGCGGCTGCCGTCGGGGATCTCCTGGTTCTTGAACTCGCCGCTCTCGTTGACCGTCTGCAGCGAACCGAAGGTCGACAGGCGGACGCGATAGTGCGGGCGGAAATCGGTGACCGAACCGACGGCACAGAACTTGCGCCAGGTATCGGGCACGGTGGCATAAGCCGCCTGGATCGTCTGCCGCACGACATTGCCGAGCAGGACCGAGAAGTCGGCGGTGCCCTGCAGGCCCTGCGGGTTGACGTCGCGGGTCGCGAATCCGCCCAGCGCCGCGCGGACGATGTCTTCGGGCGAGCGGCTCGCGGGCGTAACGCCGTTGCGCTCGTTGCACATCGCGGCGATGTCAACGAGCCGCATGCCGCGGAATTCGCCGGGATCGAGGTCGAGCTCGTCGCCCTTGACCTTCGCGGCGTCGCGAATGAGGTGGGTGATGCCCGCGCGCTGCATCACGGCATTCGCCGCACCGCGCATGAACTTGGCCATCTCGTCGCTCGAGACCGTTGCGGCTGCCGTCGAGCGGATGCCGTCCTTCTCGGTTTCGCCGCGCTGCTTCTTGGCGATATCGGCGAGCAGCGCCGAGCGGGCCTGGTCTGGCCCCATCTCGTCCTTGTCGACCTTGTCGACCAGCTCGGTCGCGCGGGTCGCCATCTCGTCGCCCCAGCCACGCGCCATGTCGACGAACGCGATCGCGTCGCTCGAGCGGAAAGTGTCATAGGTGCGCTGCTCGACCTGCGAGCCGGGCTGCGAGGGCGCCGGGGTATTCGCCGGCTGCTCGCGGGTTTCGGGTGCCGGCGTGCCGCCACCGCCATTATTCGGCTTGGTGCTCATGGTAGTCCTTTCGTTGGGGGTGGCTTCGGAGCCGTTGCCGGCGTCTTCCTGGCCTTCGGTCCGGGTTTCGATGGCCTGCTCGGATCGGATCCCGGCTTCCGGGTCGGCAGGAACGGGGACGAGGGAAACTTCCATCAGCTCCCACTGCGTGGCTTTGCGGACCTCGGGCTTCTCGCCCTCGGCCTTTGTCGTTTCGAAGGTGCGGATCGCGTAGCCGATCGAGATGCCCTTCACCTCGCCGCGCGCGACCATGCCCTCGATCTTCCGACCCTCGTCGGTGTCGGCAAAACTGATCTTGCCGACCAGCGCACCGTTCTCGACGCGAACGTCGCTGATCGTGCCGAGCACCGAGTCCAGCTGCCAGCGATTATGCGTGTCGAGCAGGTTGACGAGCCCCTTCGCGACGCGGCTCAGGTCGATCGCCTTCTCGCTGATCTCGAGCACCTCGACATAGCCCCAGCGGCGCACCGCCGAGCCCTTCGAAAACACGGCTTCGACCGTGCGCGATTCCTTGTCATAGCTGCCCGGGGCGATCCCGGCCTGGCGATGCACGATTTCGCCGCTGCCGGCCGGGGTTCTCGCCGTGGCCGGCGCGGTATTTTCGGAAGGCATAAGCCTGTCTCCTGTGGTTTTAGCTGTCGTCGCGGGGAGCCCCGGCCAGGTATCCGACCGGGTCCTGCAGCTTACCGCTGCCCATCACCTTGCGCGGGTCGCTGTCGAGCGCGATGCCGGCGGCATCGAGCCGGCGGTTCATGTCCTCGATATCGCGAATGTGATCTTCGACGTTCTCGCCGCGCTCGCCGAGCTTCTTCTTGAGCGTCGAGAGGCCGCTGCGCATCTCCATCACCTCGGCCGCCAGGTCCTTGACCGGGTCGACCATCCGCCGCTTCGGCAGCGCATAATTCGCCTTGCATTCGAGCAGGCGCGGATCGCCGTGCTTGAGCGCGGCGACGCGTTGGCGGCGTTCGACGGCCGGACGGCAGAACAGCGGGATCACCTCGTTCTGCTGCCAGTCGTCGACATTGGTGTAGGCGCCGTTCATCGCCGCACGCAGGCTCGAATAGTTCGCCTGGCTGACGTCGCCGGTCATCAGGTGATAGGGAGCCATGTTGGCCGAGACCGCTGCCAGCTGCTGCTGGACGAAGCGGACCGTTGTCTGGCTCGGTTGCGGGTCGATCGTGTGGACGCTCTCGCCGGCCTTGACCTTGTGGATCATCCCGGGGCTGAGCCGCTCGATCGCGTTGCCGCGGCCGACAGGGTCGGCTTCGCTCTCCGACAGCGGCGAGGCCTCGGTGCCTTCCTTCGGCGTGATGATCAGCGCCAGGCAGGCCTGGATCTTCTCGCGCATCCGCGCGGCGTCCTCGATCTCCTTGATGTCCTGCAGCGTCATCGCCACTGCAGCGAGCCAGCTCGCGCCGCGCGCCTGGCCGAAGCGCTGGCGCTCGAACAGGTGATCGATCCGCGCCGCCGCGATCCGCTTGCTGATCAGCGAGCGGAAGAAGGTGAGCTCGTTGGGATGGTCGGGCAGGATCCAGTAAGCCCGCGGCCGGTGCCCGAATTCCTGCTCGACGCCCTGGACGATCCGCCCGCCATTCGACAGCACGAGCGTCTTCGAATGGTCGAGCTGCGCACCCTCGAGGCCCATGACCTGGTTGAACGGTTCGCGACCGTCGCTGCCCCACAGCGTCAGCCCCTCGCCGCCGACGATCATCTCGCGGCAGGACAGCTTGCCGTGGCCGTACCAGTCGCCGACGCCGTCGACCTTGCTTTCGGCCCAGCGATCCCACTCGTCCTGCATCACTTGCGCGATCGCGCGGTCTTCGTGGCTGAACTGCGGCACGATTCCGTCGCCCCAGATCATCCCGACCATCTGGCGGACGCCCGAGGCGGCGTACTTGTTGTTGCGGACGAGGTCGTGCCCGGCGCGCGAGAGCATCGCTCCCCCGCGCTGCAGCTCCGAATTGGCCGAGCTCGCGCTGCGATTCCACCCGCTGGTCCTGCGCCCGGTCTGCGCGGCATCGTACTGGCGCACCTGGTCGCCGATGATGCGCTGCGCCTCGAGCCGATTGCGCGCCGCTTGGCGCGAAGCCGCCCATTCGGGAGAGACCCGGGCGATCAGGTTGTCGAAGACGGAGGTCTCGGCCATATCAGCGCTGTTCGCTCAACGCGCGTCGTAGCTTGCGAACGTGGTCTTCACGCTCGGCTTCACGCTTTGCACTGCTGCGATTCGATCGTCGCAATAGGCGATCGCGCTGCGCATCTCCGCGACCGAGCGATAGGTCACCCGATCGCCATCGCTTTCGACGGTGAGCTCGCCCGCCAGGAGCGCTTCCTCGAGCGCGTCCTTCTTGGCCTGGTAGTCTATCGCCAATAATCGTCTCCCGCGCCGAGCCAGTCGCCGTCATCGCCCTTCGGCGCGGCTTTCTCGCTCGCCTTCGTGGTTTCATTGTCCGGCTCGCCCGCACCGTGGCGGTCGGCGAGCAAGCGCGCCCAGTCGTCGTCGCTCAGCCGGTCGAGCAGCAGCTTCTCCGCCGCAGCCCGGTTGTAGACCCGGCAGTCGAGAAAGTGGTTCTGTCGCCCCGGCAGCGTCGTCCATTCGCGCACCGTCCCCAGTCCGCGTTTCTTCGTGGTGATCGATTCGGCGGTCACCTGCTCGGCCCAGTCCTCGGGCACGTCGCGGCCGATATGGATAAGTCCCTTGGGCTTCGCGCCGCGTGTCTCCTCGTCGGCGAGGTGCCATTTCACGCTTTCGCGCAGGAACCCGTACCAGCTCAGTTTGATGCCGAACGTGCCGACCAGATATGCCCGGTCGTCTTCGGCGACCCCGGCCTTGCCCGCGCGCTTTCCGCGCTGGTCGTACCGGATCGCTTCTCCGCGTCCGAGCACCGGGCGGCTCCACCCGGCCCGGCCGAACACCGGCAGCCTGTTCCGTCCACCCTCGCAATAGGCTCGCGACGCTTCGGTGTGGTAGCCGGCGTCGATGCATTCCTGGTCGATCGGTCGGGATCGCCCGTCCGGCCAACTCACCCCGGCGCGCGAATAGGCATCGAGCGTGGACCAGGCACCTTCGCCGGCGATATCGGTCGCGCCCGGCAGGAACCGCGCGTCGAGCTGCCAGCTCTCCCAGTTCGGGCCCCAGCCCACGAGCTCGAGGTAGATCCCGTCGCCCTGGACGTCGCAGCCCAGCGTCGTCACCGCCACCCCGGCGGGTACTTCGCCGCGGCCCCAGTCCTGCTCGCGGATCTTCGCGAGCCGATCGTGGTCAGGGCGCCCGCCCTTCAATTCGAACGATATGCCCCGCGTCAGGTTGGTCCACGCCTTGAGCATCGTCTCGTCGCCCTGCGCGGCGAGGAACCCCTGCGCCATGTCGGCCCAGCTCTGGAACGTCGAGATGATCCCGGGGAGGTGGAAGCCGCGCTTGACGCTCGGCACCATCTTCGCCCGCAGGGCCTGGAACTCGTCCTCTGTCAGGACGCGGTCGTGGGCGTCGCCCTCGATCTCGTCGGACAACCAGCCATCCGACAGCTTCAGCTCGGGCTTGCGGAAATGCGGGATCTCCGCGCCGCAGCACGGTGCATTGAGCACCGCTTCTTCCGGCTTCCCGTCCGGCCAGGTGATGTCCTCCCATTCGGGCAGGAAACGGCTGCCGCAATGGCAACACTTGAAATGGAACCGCCGCCGGTCGCTCGCCTCGTAGGCCGCGTCGATTTTCGATGCACCCTTGATCGTCGGCGTCGAGATCTTGAGCCGCTTCGAAAGCCCGCGGCTGCGAAACACCTTGAGCCGCGCGTCGATCATGCTCTCGGGCGAGCCCTGGTTATCCAGGTCGTCCGGGAACTGGTCGAGATCGTCCTCGATCGCGTAGCGCACCGTGCGCTGTCGCAGGTCCGCCGCCGAGTTCGATCCGCACAGCAGCATGTAGCCGGTGCGCTTGAAGCGGATCTTGCGCTGGTTCGACCCGCTGCCGTCCTTCGCTCCCAGCGGGCGGATCGCGCCTCCCCGATCGGGGTCGAGCCGCTTGGTCGCCGCGACCATCGGCCAGAACTTTTCCTGCGCCCAGCCCTGCGCAGCGCCCAGCGTCGCCTGGACGAACAGCATCGGTCCCGGGTGCAGGTCGGCGACGAAACCGATCACGTTCTCCGCGCTCGCCGAACCGCCCGACTGGGCGCATTTCGGCATCGAGACTTCCTCGCACGGATCGCGCGGATCCAGCGCGTCCATGATCTCGACCAGCTCGGGCGCGGTCTCGTTCTTCCACGGGCCCGGGAAAGCGTCTTCTTCGGGGAACCGCCGGTACTGGGCCGCCCATTGCGAGACAGAGAGATCCGGCGGGGGGCGGAACGCTTCGGCCGCCGCACGGTCGAGCCGCGCGATATTGGCCTCGATCAGCGCCGCCGCCCGATCTCCGAACCTCTCTGGGCCGAAGCGGGTGGCATCGACGCTGGTCATGTCTCGTCTTCTTCGTCGTCCTCTTCGCTCTCGGGATCTGCGGAGCCGGCAAGGCGCTCGGCGAAGTCGCTGCGAACCCGGTGGATCGTCTCGTCGAGCAACCCACGCACCTTGCGCTTGTCGCTCTCGTTCGCGAGCGGCTCGGCTTGCGCCCGCAGTTCCGACTGCATCCGCTCGCAGAAACCCGCGATCACCGCCTGCAGCTTGGCCTCGTATGCCGACAGCGGGACGAGATCGCCGGCGATCGCGGCATTCTTCAGCGCGCTGCCGAAACGCCGCTCGCGGATCTCCTCGAGCCGTTCCTGCTGGAGCTCGGCCACGCTGTCATTGGCGACCGATCCGCGCGCTTCGGCCGGCGCGTTCTCGGCAGGCTTTCCGGCGCGGCCAGTGTTGGGTTTGCCAACCCTCTTCGACGCGTTCTTCGGCGCCGGGTCGCGTCCCGAAGCCTGGTCGACCAGCGCATCGAGTTTCCGGTCGCTCGCTGCGACGTCGACCTTGCCATCGACGATGACGATCTTGTCGCCCTTGACCCAGTTCGAGACCGCCGACTTGCCGACACCGCGGTGCCGCGCATAGGCGGCCTTGGAAATCAGCTCGGCGGGCATGGCATTACGCGGTGCGGCGGTGCTTTCGCCGAGTACGACGCGAGAGGCGAACCCGGTTGGTCTTGCGCTTTGGGCGCGCTTGCGGCCCCCGCGATCGCAGGCGTCGATCCTTGTTGCCGCTCCACCCGTCGCCCTGCCGCTGCCGCTTCGAACTCGGGGCGACCTCCATCGGCAGTGTGGCATGCATGGCCGGAGCGAGCGCCATCGAGCCGATCGAGCCCAGCGAAAGGAGCAGTGCCCCCGCGATCCGCATTGCCGGCGCGTTATATCCGCCCATCGTCGTCCCCTCGGAAATTCGTGAAATCAGCGCTTGGCGATCGTCCCGCCCTGCTCGGCGCGCTGAACGAGGAATTGCTCGTCCGCGACCTTCACCGAGAGGCCGAGCGCCTTCAGCTCGTCGGCGCGCGGCCCGTCGAGCGCGGCGATCGTCGCCTTCTTGTCGATCGATACGTTGACCCGAAGCAGCTTCGTCGCCCAGCGCTTGCCCTGCAGCTGCTCGACGACGTCGGCCGGCTTGCCCTTCACGTCCAGCGAGGTGCGACCGGCGCGCGTGCCGACGATGCAGCCGCCCAGCTCAATCGACTTGCGCTTGCCTTCGGTCAGTTCGTCCTTGGCGCTCTCCCACCAGGGCGCGAGCTTGGCTTCGATCTTGCCCTGCTCCTCGAGGATCGGCGCGAGCTTTGCATCGGCTGCGGAATTGGCGTCGGCAATCGCGCGGTTCCGCTGGTCTTCGATGCGCTCGACCGCGCCGACATTGTCGGCGTAGCGCGCGCAGAGCGTCTCGGCCGCAGCGATCGAGCGGGGTTGGCGGATGGCGGTCATTTCAGTCGTGCTCCAGCAGGAGGAGTTCGGCCTCGATCTCGAGGCGTGGTTTGGGCAGCGGTCCGAAATGAACCCGCCGCACCTGAGCGTCGGCGACGAGGAAGCCCGACAGGGCGAATTCGTGCTCGGGCAGGCGGTCGATCAGGCGCTCGCCTGCTTCGACGGCTGCCTCTCCCTTGAATTCGAGTGTGATAATGTGCCTCGCACCGGCGAAGGTCGCACTTTCCCAGTTCTTCTGTTCGTGCTCGAGCAGCGCGCCGAGATTCGAGCTCAGTGCCAGCACGGCCGAGACCAGCCCGGACCGGATCTGCGCCCTTTCGCTCACAGCGCTTTCCCGGGCCCAGCGAAGACTTCGCCATAATGCGCGAGCCGCTGGCGGCTGTGCTCGATCTCGGCGACCAGCAGGCCAAGGATGCGGCGATCGACGGTTGCGGGTGCCTTGTCGTCGGCGTCGGCCGCGGCCTTCAGCTTGGCGAGATCGATCCTCACCGCGAGCTTCCCCGGAAGCCGCAGCGCCCGGTTGCGCAGGCGCGATCGAACTTTTCCTCGAGCTCGTCGAAATGGCGGACGTCGCGAATGCCTTGCGTCACTTCGCGCTGGACGTCGTCGAGCTGCTCGCTGGCGCGGCGCAGGTGATCCTCGAGCCGCGAGCGCACGGTGGCAGGCACGCGCCGATCGGCGCGCGCGGCGGTTCCGTTTCCGGCCATGAAGCTCTCCCGCAGGGGCAATAATGCAGGAAAGCCCGCGCGCTCCGGGGGGCGGGAGCGGCGGGCTTTCGACTGCAACCAGGGCTGCAAGCGCAGCTGTGGCGGGGTCGTTTGTGGCCGATTCGATGCCGGATCGGTAGGGTATGATTTGTAACGCGTTACAAAAACCGATAGCCGCGAGAGGTCGTGAAGGGGGAAATCGGGGGAGTAAGCCTTATGACCGATACGCAGATATGGTCGCTTGTAGGAAGCGCGGCCTTAGGCGCGATGTCACTTTTCTTTATAGCGCACAATCTGGAAAAGCTCGTGCGGCAGGCGGGGGTCATCTCTTCGCTATTGCACGATATTCGAGACCGCCTCGACCGATAGGTCGCCTCGATCGGCCTGTGACCGCCAACGATTAAGCCGGTTTACAAAAGACCCGCCTGCATCGCCGCGAGATCGCACGCCTCGATCTCCTTGCAGGCGCGTCCGACCTCGTCCGACCAGGCATTGAGGGCTGCGAGCAGGATGCCCCGCGCTTTCGCGGTCTTCATCCGGTTCCGCTTGCCGGCCGCGGTGACGCTCATGTCGTCGATGATCATCGCCAGGACCATCCTCGGCCGTTCGAGCGAGCGGCGCCACCGGCCATAGGCGACCTCGGCCCGCACCGCCCCCAGCTTCTCGAAGAAGGTGCCGTCGAACGATCGCGACTGGTCGACATGCGTCTCGAGGCTGGCCGTCGCGACCGAGGCGTCGCGCGCGAGCCGCTCGTACACCGCCTGGATCTCGCATGCGGCCGCCAGCTCGTCGATCGAGAGTTGCCCGGCCTCGAACATCCGGGCGAGCGATCCCTGCCGCGTGGACCGCGCGTGCTGGTGCGTCTCGATCGTCCCGTTGCGCTTGTGCCCGAAATCGCGCTCGGCCGCGCGCCTCCGCTTTCGCAACGAGCGCTCCTCGCGCGCCTTTTCCGGGTGAAGCCGGGCGAACGCCTCGTTGCGCTGCCGACGCAGGTCAGCCGCCGCGCGTTCGCGTTCCTTCGCCCTGCTTGTCACCCCCGTCTCCCATATTGTCCCGGTCGTCGGGACTGTCCGGCTCTGCATCACGGGGATAATCGAGCTCCGGCGGCACCGGCAGGGTCGGTTTTGTAACGGGCTGCCCGGGAAAGCTCACCACCTTGCGTTCCGGATCGATCGCGTAGCCCAGCTCGCGCAGCCGGTTGAGCGCATTCTCGTGCTGGTCGGGCAGGCGAAGACCACGTGCGCCTGGCGTCCGCAGCAATTCGCCGTCATCGACCAGCGCGAGCACCGCCCGCTTCACCCTCATCCGGTTGGTATCGAGCGCATTGGCGATCTCGCCATAGCTCGGCGACCCGCCATGATCGGTCCAGTAATCGCGCACGAAACCGAGGACGAGCAGCCGGAAGCTGCTCATCTCGGGTTTCAATCGTCTCGCTTCCTCGCTCTGCGACCCGGCCACGGGACCCCCGATCGCCTCTTCGGTTCCCCGTATAACGCACGAGAACAAAGTAGGAAAGCGGCGCTCAACCAACCTTTTTCAGTTGGCGCGGACGAGAGTGAGTTTCATGTGCCAATCTTTTCAATTCTGAGAAAGTCGTTGAACGTAAGATGTGGAACTCCCTCTAGGGAGCAAATATCCGGTATCCGCCTTTTATCCGGGGACGGAAAAGCTGTCACCTCCATGCTAACCACCGGCAGATCCATTGTGCGGCCAAGCGCAACGACCGTAAGATCGGCAATATCGACGGTCCTCTTTGATCCGCCGTGAGAGTACTCTGAAATGTGCGCATGATAATCACTTTGCATTCTCTTGAAGTGACGAATGTACGCCTCAAAGTCCCATGATGCGTCACCTACCTCCATCATAAGCGACGATTTGCTCTCCTTAATGCACTGCCCGACAGAACCGGTGATCTTGCACATCTGGGCATAGATCTCGGAGGTTGTGGCAATCTCTCCCTTGAGAATGAAAGCTTTGATTTGCTCCCACAGCGGGGCGTAAACGGGGATGTCCTCCGGCATAGTCTCATGCGGATTGCTGAATCCCGAATTATCAAAGCAATACCGTTTCAAGCCCCCCCGAACTCCTCTCTGATTGTTCCGAGGTGCGAGGGGTTGGGCAGCCCCATGTATTCTACTGCTTGATGGAACTGAATGCGCCCCGTTCCCCATGCCTCGAGGACCAGGCCGGTGTAGAGATTCCCAAGGCTGTTTACGACGCGGGAGGCCCAATATCGGCTACGGCCCCGCGCCTTCCATTCCTGCTCCTCCCGGCGAAACTGCGGAAGCTTCACTGACCAATAATAGTCCTCCTCGACATATCCGAGCTGAACGAGCCGTATCAGCATCGCGTGAGCGCTCACCCGGAAACTTCTGGCTACTGCATCCAAGGTTGGGTCATCTATCGATGATGCCGGGTTGGCCGGCAACGGCCGCAACTCTAGCAAGGCGTCTTTAGGGATGAGAAATGCGCTGGCGAAGCGATTGCACCACCGCTCGACCTTCCTTCCGTATGTCGCCGCCGATCTACTGAATTCCGGCCCGCTAATCGCGCTCTGGCGCAGGATGACGTGTCCAAATTCGTGCATTAGCGTGAAGGCTTGTCGGCTCGGTGCCTCCGCCGCGTACATAATAATGGGGAGTGGGAATGAGACAATACAAAGCCCGCTCACGCCAAAATGGGCCAGTTCGTTCTTCCTGAGTACGAGAACGCCGACTTGCTCCATTCTCTCACGGAGGAGGTCTGGCAGGCGTTTGCGCTCCTCCGCAGTCATCCTTTGCTGTTGCTCAATGGGGAATTCGAACGCCTTTCTGGCAGCGACAGCTACGGCCTCGACATCATGGTCCAGTGTGGCCTGAAGGACGTCGGGGAAGGTTGGAACCGAGTCACCAAGGCTCTCATACAGATCGAGTGCATTCAGTCTTTGGGCCTCGGCCCAGTGTTGAACAGCTAGAATCTCGCGATTCTCGTGAGGATCAGGCGCATCATGTGCAACGCGAAAATCGGGGACGAGGCCGGACTCTGCGATTTCAGGTGGCTCGTCGTAGAAAAATTCTAGGAATGCTCGATCATAGAAGGCTGCTAGTTCGCGAGCTTGCCGAACGGTGGGCCGGTCCTCGCTATCCTGTTCCTCCCAAGCGGCTAGGCGTTCGACCGGAACGCCCACCCTAGTCGCAGCTTCCTCAAGAGTGCGCCCACGCCATTCCCGCGCCCAACGCAGCATGGCACTGTTATAAGGTAGTTGAGGCGAAACTTCCGCATTCATGCGCCCCTCCTACCCGAGAGAATGTCAAGGACAAATTGAAATCAGAATCAATCGGGATCTCGATTGGCCTACCACCCCCCTTCAATTACCCCCATCGCCGCGCATGCCCGCGACTGATCATCGCTTCGCCCAGATCCTTCCCATCGACATAACAGCGCGCCACGACCCGGCCGAACCGATCGCGGTCTTGAAAGCCCGGCGTCCGCGGCGTCGCATCGACATGCTCGCAGCGGACCTCCCGACCGGAGATCAGCGCGGCCAGCGCCTCCTTCGCCGCCGACCCGTCCGGCTCGCGCATTTCCGGTGCGTCGATCCGCGCCAGCCTCACCCGGCCATTGGCATCGGCTATATTCGAACACCGCAACGTATCCCCATCCACCGCCACCGCTGCGACGCAAAGGAAAGCCGCCTCGATCATTCTTTAGCGCCTTCATGGTTCGCTTTCTCACCGGATAGCGAGCGCAAAGCGGAAACTGCGAGCTCCTTTTCCGCCATCATTTCCGAGTAGTACTGCTTCAATCGCGTCGCGGATTGCTTGAGCTGATCCGCATTCCAGTCGAGTTCGAACAATAGGCGACCGCTCTGAATTATCCCGGATCGCCGGGCCTGGTACCGCATCAAGGGACGCGCCGTCTCGATCGGCAGGATCGCGAGCTCAGATAGAGAGGAATAGTAAACCGGGAAACGCTCGGAAGGGTCGATTGCGAAAATCCTGATCAGCTTGTCCTTGTTCGGCACCATGCCATGTTCTTCCATGGTATCGAGCAACGGCTCTACCCAATCTTCGTTTGACTCCCGGTCCTCGCTTTGCAGCATCTCGATTTCGGTAAGCAGTGCCTTGGCGAGATACTTCTGTCGTTCTTTCCGCTCGTGCGAGAAATTAAAACGGGCGGCAATGATCCCGCCGATCACGGCTAGTGTAGCACCCAAGAGTATCTCGCCGATGCCGCTCAAGCGTCGCGCCTCACTGTTTGTTCTTCACTTCGGAGGTGTTGCCATCCGGATCTTCTGGCAAGCTGGTTTGAGTAGCTTCCGCACTTGGCGCTGCAATTTCGGTGTTTGCCGTCTCTTTTGACGAGGGAGCAGGATCGTCTCGGTTGAGCCAAAAGGCCGTAGCGATCCCAATCGCAGCCAAAATCACCGACGCCCCCCCGAGCACCTGCAGGGCGATAACGAACGCTTCCTTCCCATTGATCGTGTGCTTTAAGTTTGTCTCGTTCTGGGTCGAGCGCGTCTCGACGATTTCGAGCCGCGGTTCGATTCTATTCTGCGAGCGCAATGCATCCGCGACGTTCGATTCGATCTGGGCGATCTTTTGCCGGTCGACCCAAAGCATCAGCGCTGCTCCTCGACCTGCTCATCGTCCTCGCCATGCTCTGACCATCCTGAGCGCGGCACGAGTGCGCCAGATACGGGATCGTAGAGATAGAAGGAATCTGTCGACATGTACCACTCTTTGATCCCGCTCTGAAAATAAGGGTTGCTGGCATCTTCGGGGGACAAAAGCGGGCCGACCCTCCAGCCTTGCAGGCCGAGTGCGCTCGCACCTGCGTTGGACGAAACAGCAGCAGTGGGATCGGCGCCGATCTCCGGCCCATCTTCTCCGACATAGAGGTTCAAGCGTCGATTAAATCGCACGATTTGGTGGCGCATTTCTTGGAGTTCGCGTTCGACGCCGGCCGCATCGCCGACCGCAAGCTTCGACATACCACGTTCCATTGTAAGCGTGATCGACCGCAGTGAGCTCAGCAGGAGATACAGCTCACCCCGCACCACGAGATCCGTCGCCGCGCCCAGGTCGGACGACTCTTCTTCGCGATCGGTCTCTTCTTGCGACGTACCCTGTTCCGTCATGATTCTAATCCGTGTTCGTCGATCATCTTTTGCGCCTTAGCCTCGAGCTTGCGGTATTCGGCGGCCTCTTCGTGCCGGCCTGCCGTCAAGGCTTCCGCTGAGAGGCGCTGACAGTCGTCCCGCATACGGATGACGCTTTCCTTTAGATCGGAAGAGAGAGCCTCCGGATCAAACGGAAGAGGATCGCCTTTGAACTTCATCGGGCGAACGGATCGAAATTCTCGTCGACTCGGATCGCGGATCTGCAGCGATCGAGAGCATCAAGCGCCGCGGCCGATCGGTCGAGGTTAAATTTTGCGATGGGCACTTCGTCGACAAGGAACCATAAGGCATAGCCGGTGCGCATCTGATCCACGAAATTCGCGCCGTCGTTTTTCGCCCGCAGGATCGTCCAGTTGATCCGGGGCCCTCCGTTCGACCCCGACGTCGCCGTGGTGCTCAGCGACCAGACATCGGATACATCTTCCTCCCGATCTACGAAGGCGGCCTGCAATGTTAGATCGCCGTCCTCCAGCGACCGCCAGGCGTCGTTGGCGAGCGCGAAGCGATATTCCTTCTCGGCGCCGGCCGCGACGATCATGAGGCGGGCATTGTTCCAGGCCGGGGGCATCGTCGCCAGGCAACTGCCGAGCTCCGGGTCGCCCGCCACCATCCAGCCTCCGTGATACTCCTGGAAAGAGACTTCGCGCTCTTGGGTCGCCCCGCCCAGGGCGAAGGCTGAGGCCAATAGACACCCTGATATCCTCAACGAGCGCACGCTCAGACCAGCCCGGATGCGAATTGTCCGGCGAGAATCGCGCCGGTCGGCAGGCCGAGCAACAGTACCAGGCAACCGCCGGCTTCTGCCTGGTCCGCGGGTGCGCCCGCCCGGCGCTTCATCTCGTTCACGACGTTTCGCGCCTTGGAATTTGCTTCATCGAACAGGTTCGGCGCGACCACCTGGCCACCCTTCACGTTCTGCTTGCCCGATCCGCTGACGACGAACCGGTACGGGCTCGCCTCAGTCCACGAGATCGTGCCTGAAACGCCGGAGAACGAGCCCCAGCTAATGCCGGTTGTGAAACTGGCGGTACGGTCGGCGGAGCTCGCCGCGTCGACCCGATATCCACAGGCCTCGATCGCCGCCTTAGCCAAGTCGACCATCATACTCCCGGTGGCAACGAAGTGGCCGTCCTCGAATGCAAGCTTGCTAGGTGCCGCGATCGCTGTCTCGGGATCAACAGGGGCACCGCAATTTGGACAGCTAGCCGCCTTGTCCGAGACTTCCTTGCCGCATTCCCCGCACCGTATCATCGCCATAATTTGCTTCCCCCAACCGTCACATTCCGTGAATCTAATTGATTTCCGACATCGCCGTCCGCTTCAAGATATCGCCCACCTCGATCCCCCAGCGGATCTCGTCATCGTGATGATGCCCGTCGGCATCCATCGTCTCGGCGCAGGCATTGAGTACGAAGCGCGCGAGCTCGCGCCGGTTCGGCCTCGTGCGCAGGTAGTACAGAGCCCTGATAAAGTCGCGCGACCCGGGCGCGAGCCGCGGCGCTTCGACCATCGCGCATTCGAACGCCGCGTCGTCGCCACCGAAGAAGCGGAAATAGCGCCCCAGCATGTCTTCGAGATAATCGCGCTCGAGATGGTGATAGTCGCCGTCGCAGCGCGCCATGAAGGTCGCGATGTTCATCACCCGGGTCAGCGCGAAATCGCGCATCTTCAGCGCACCATTGCGTTTGAGCGCGAGGCAATGCTCGATCGGATCGAGTACCTCGCCGCTCTCGGGGCAGATCATCTCGCCGATCCGGTCGATCCGGAACCGTCGGATCGCCTGTCGTTCGTGGCACCAGCTCAGGATCGAGACAACGCGATCGTCTTGCTGCTCGAGCCCGCGGAAGGTGATCACGCGTTCGCTCGGTTCGCCGTGGGCATCTGTGTAGGCGATAAAGGCGGTGGTCGTGGCGCTCTCGTCGGTCTCGTCGGGTTCGCTGTTCTCGGCTTCATCCCCCACCCTCACCTGCCGGCCGGCGGGGGCCTCCGGCCGGATCGGGAATTCGCCGAGCTCGGCAACCAGGCGATCTTCGAACGAGCTCACGCAGCTGGCCTTGGTTCGAGCGGACGATCGCGTACCGGCCGCCCGGGGCTAACCTCAGCGCATTCGGCAAGTCGTTCGATCAGCTGGTGGACCAGGCGGCGGTCCTCCTCTGTCAGGAGGCGGGTCTTTTCCACGTTCTCGCGCTCGATGGCCGATAGCGCGAATTCGGGGAATTCGGCTTCTGGGTCGTCGACCTCCCCAGTCAGATAAGCAGGCGTCGTTCCAAGGGCTTGTGCGATCTTGATGAGATGAGGACTTGACCGGCTGCCGCGCCGGATCATCGTGTTCACGGTCGATTGGGGAATGTCGGCACGACGCGCGAGCTCGGCTTGAGACAGCCCCAGTGCCTCCAGGCGCTCTTCGATCCGCTCACTCAGCCGCATGTGCGAAGCATAACGCACATGCGATATTCGGAATATAACGCATATGCGATTGACTCGCCTATCACATTAGCGTTATCCACGCCGCATGGCTGATTCGAATGCCCCTCTTGCTGCGCTGAAAAATGCGATCGCCATCGCTGGCTCGCAAAGCGCTCTGGCGCGGATCCTCGGAACGAGACAATCGACCGTGAGCGCTTGGCTGCTGCGCGGAACGCCGCTTCCCGCCGAGAGGGTGCTGCCGATCGAGGAAGCCACCGGGGTGTCCCGACACGACCTGCGCCCCGATCTCTATCCGCGCGAGGAATCGCCCGCGCACCCGCCGGCGACCGAGCCTCTTCCCGCCGGCGGGTCCTCCGCTTCGCTCGAAAGCGCCCAGGCATGATCGGCGGCATCATCGCAGCCGATCATGCCGAGGCCCGCTTCGCGCGTCTGCGCCATTCGCCGCGCGCCTTTCCAGCAGAACAGGCGTGCGCCGCCCACGCCGATCGGTCCGCGCATGGCCGTGCGCGCCCGACGAATGCGAGCGCCGTACTTGCAGGCGGCCGCGCGCAAGGCGGTGTTGAACAATGACGAAGCGCCGCGCCCCCCTCTCGATCCACGCCGCGCTGACACGCGTCGTCGGCCAGTTCGAGCGCGACTGGGACGAGGCGGCCGAGATTACCGGCAAACGGCCCGGTACGCTGCGCGCCTATGCCGATCCGGCTCGGCGCGAGGAGCTACCGGTCACTGCCGCGATCGCGCTCGATCTTGCCTATATCGCCGCGGGCGGCGACGGCACCCCGATCTTCGATGCCTATGCGCAGAAGCTCGATCTCGCCGAGCTCGCCCAGTTCGCCGACCGCATCGAGCTCCACCGCAAGGTGGTCGATGTCGTACGCGAAGGCGGCGAGGCCCATGCCTCACTCGTCCGCGCCTGCCAGCCCGACGCCACCCCTGCCGATCGCGATCGCGCCGCGCGCGAAGCCGGTGAAGCCTATGCCGAGCTCGGCCGCGTGCTGAGCCTCCTGACTGCTCCCAACCGGCCCGACGCGCCAAAGCCCGCCGCCAACGAGCGCGCGCCGCCCTGATCCGGACCGGGTCCGCGCGTCCCCCCGGACGCGTGCGGCCCCTGCCCGCCCGCCGCGCCCGGTCGCGGCTGCGGGTTCCCAAATGGGCGGGGCCCGAGATCGTACCCGTCGCCCCGCCCATCCCATTCCACCGAGCGCTTGTCGGACCCGCTTCCGGCAGCGCCCGAACTTTGCCCCGAAGGAATGTTCCATGGCCTGCGCTGCCCAACAGATCGCCCCCGATCCGATGACCCCCGGTACCTATCTGCGCAAGCGGCGCGAAGCGGCCGGCCTTGGCATCCGCCAGGCCGCCGCGACGCTCGCCACCCTTGGCGCCAGCCTCGGCCGCGGCCGGGCCACGCGCGCCGACGATCGCATGGTCTCCCGCCTCGCCTACCGCATGACGCAGGCCGAGGACGACGAGCTCCCCTTCCCCACCGACCAGGCCGAGTTCCTCGCCAACGTCTTCCCGATGGACGCGCAGGTCTATTCGCAGCTCGTTGCGCTTCACTACGCGGGGCCCGCCTCGCCACGGCGCGCGCTCAACGATGCGGTCGCGCTGGTCGACCTGCCGGTACCGCCGGTCTGCCGCCGCTGCGCCTGCAGCTGGAACGATGCCTGCGTCGACGATCGCGGCCCCTGCAGCTGGTCACCGCACGATCCGGATCTCTGCACCAGCTGCGAGCGCAAGGAAGCCGCTGCCTCCGAGCTCTCTGCCCGCGAGCCGCTCCTGACGCTGGTTGGCGAGCCGGAGCTGGCCTGATGCACAAACCATTTTCCTACAGCGGGCGACTCGTTTCATGGAACAGACATGGAACATTCACAGCCACACATCGCCGCCCGGATTCGCCTCCGGGCCTCCCGATCGCGAAGGCCGTTCGCCCGGCTTCGCCTTCTCGCCCTTGCGAACGAGATCGCGACCTTGCGCTTCGGCCCGCCGCTTCTCGTCACGCTGCCGGCGCGCGCCGCCCGGCAGGCCGAGCCGCCTCGCCAATGCTTCGCGCATTGGGACGGCGAGGCGATGATCTGCCTTGCCCAGCGCACCGGCAATTGCTGCGGCCGGCCGGTCCCGCCGCCTCGATCGGAGCGCGCTGATGGTCCGCGGCGACTTCCCCGATCATGATGCCCTGGGTGCCTGGGCGATCGCCCTCGGCACCCTCGCGCTCATCGCCGCGATCTACCTCGCCTTCTTCCAATTCGACCGCTGGCTCGCCGCCGGTGCCCCCATCGCCTGAAAGGATCGACGACCATGGCCGAAGAAACCGACGATCGCCTGCGCCTCCTGATCGAGCGCATCGAACGCCTCGAGGAAGAGAAGAAGGGCCTCGGCGATGATATCCGCGACGTCTACGCCGAGGCCAAGGCCGTCGGCTACGACACCAAGATCATGCGCAAGGTCATCGCCCTGCGCAGGATGAGCCCCGACGATCGTGCCGAGATGGAAACCATCCTCGACACCTACAAAGCCGCGCTCGGGATCGGGTGATGGCAAACACCGGCCTCCTGATCGACAATTTCGCCGGCGGCGGCGGTGCCAGCACCGGGATCGAGGCGGCGATGGGCCGCAAGGTCGACGTCGCGATCAATCACGACGAGGCCGCGATCGCGGTCCACTCGGCCAACCATCCCGAGACCGAGCATTACTGCCAGTCGATCTACAAGGTCGATCCGCTCGACGCGACCGCCGGTGCGCCCGTGCTGCTCGCCTGGTTCAGCCCGGACTGCAAGCACCACTCGAAGGCCAAGGGCGGCAAGCCGCGCGACAAGAACATCCGCGACATGGCGTGGGTCGTGCCGCACTGGATCGAACGCCTCGGCGCGTGGAAGGGCGGCACGCTGACCCGGCCCGAGCGCGCACCTCAGGTCATCATGCTCGAGAACGTCGAGGAGTTCCGCCACTGGGGCCCGCTCGACAAGGACGGCAAGCCGATCCCCGAGCGCAAGGGCGAGGAATTCAAGCTCTGGATCACCCGCATCCGCCGCCTCGGCTACAAGGTCGAGCACCGCGAGCTGCGCGCCTGCGATTACGGCGCGCCCACCACGCGCAAGCGCCTGTTCCTGATCGCCCGGCGCGACGTTCACCCGATCGTCTGGCCCGAGCCGACGCACGGCGCGCCCGACAGCGAGGACGTGAAGGCCGGGCGCAAACTGCCCTGGCGCACCGCGGCCGAGTGCATCGACTGGTCGATCGCCTGTCCCTCGATCTTCGACCGCAAGACGCCGCTCAAGCCCAACACCTGCAAGCGGATCGCTGCCGGGGTGATGCGCTACGTCGTCGACGCGGCGAAGCCGTTCATCGTGCCGGTGACCCATGCGGGCGGCGAAGGCCGGGTTTACGCCCCCGACGAGCCGCTGCCGACCGTCACAGGGGCGAACCGGGGCGAGATGGCAGCGGTGTCGCCCACGCTCGCGCCTTTCGTCACCACGACGCGAAACTCGCAAAAGCCGTGGACTGCAGCCGACGAGCCGATGCACACGGTTGTGGCGAACGGCGCGCACAAGAACGTCGTTGCACCCACCCTCGTCTCGGTCGCGCATGGCGACAGCGGCGGGCGGCGCGAATACCCGGCGACCGACCCGCTCGGCACCGTCACCGCGAAGGGCAATCCGCACGCGCTCGCCGCCGCGAGCCTCGTCAAGCTGCGCCGCAACAGCCACGGCGAGGACGTCGCCGCGCCGCTCGGCACGGTGAACGCGGGCGGGCAGCATCACGGCGTGATCGGCGCGACGCTGATCCAGACCGGCTACGGCGAGCGCGCAGGCCAGTCGCCGCGCGCCCTCGATCCGGCAGCACCGCTCGGCACCGTGGTCGCCGGTGGCGGCAAGCACGCCGCCTGCGCCGCCTTCCTGCACAAGTACCGCCCGAACAGCGTGGGCAGCGCGATGGACGCGCCGATGCCGACTGTCACCGCCAACAGCTTCGTCAAGCGCGGCGGCGGTGCCCCGCCCATCTCAGTCTGCAGCGCCTTCGTCCACCAGGCGAACACCGGGCTGATCGGCCACGACTTGCGCAGGCCGCTGTCGACCATCGTCGGCAAGGGCTGCACCCAGCAGCCGGTTACCGTCACGCTGATCGAGCGTGGCGCGCTGCCCGACGACATGCTCGAGCGCGCCGAGACGACTGCCGCCTTCCTCGTCAAATATTACGGGAACGAGCAGGACGGGCATGGGCTCGACGCCCCGATCGGCACCGTCACCACCCGCGATCGCTTCGCCGTGGTCACCGTCACCATCGACAGCGCCACCTTCGTCCTCGTCGACATCGGGATGCGGATGCTCACCCCGCGCGAGCTCGCCAATGCGCAGGGCTTCCCGCCCGACTACGTGCTCGATCCGGTCTGCACCTATCGCACCGATCGCGGGAGCCTGAAAACCGGCCCGCTGCCCAAGAGCCACCAGATCGCCAAGATCGGTAACGCCGTCTGTCCGCCGATGAGCGAGGCCCTGTGCCACGCCAATTTCGGCGAGGCGGTACCGGCATGCAAGGCCGCCTGATGCGCGCGCCCGCCTTCATCCGCCGCTGGCTCGGGATCAACGCCCGCCAGCGCAGCGAGCCCGCCGCGATCAGCCACGCGGCCATGGACCGGGCGCGCGCCTTCAACCGCGCCCAGCACGAGAAACGCGAGAAAGGAGGATCCGATGCCTGCACCTGACGCGCTCGATCGCCAGTTCGCCGAGGACCGCCGCCGGTCGCTCGCCCGCGAGATCGAGCAACCGCTGCTGCGCCTGCCCGAACACCTGCGCCCGGGCCTGCGCGCCTACCTGGTCGATCGGCAACCGGTCGGCGCCTTCCTGCGCGCGGTGTTGATCAACGATCTGCAGGGCGCCGTTTCCCGCGCCGACGACGAATCCTACCCCGCCCTGCGCGAGATCGTCGCCTTCGTGCACATGCACACCCCGCCGAGCTGCCATGGCTCCTACCAGGCCTATGCCAGCTGGCTCGCGGTGGATCCGCAATGACCGCGCTGCGCATCACCCGCCACGCGCTCGATCGCTACGCCGAGCGGGTCGCTCCGCTCGACGAGGCGACGATCCGCCGCCGGCTCAGCTGCCCCGCGATCCGTGCCGCGATTGCCTTCGGCGCGCCCTACGTCCGCCTCGCCAGCGGGCACCGTGTCGCACTCGACGGCGATTGCGTGGTCACCGTCCTTCCCAAGGAACACGACTCCGGCTGCTGCCGCAAACGGGAGAGGCTCCATGCGTAAATCCGAACTGCCCCATTCCCGCGAACCGCGGAAGACCCAGCCCCGCTGGCCGCTCGTATTGGCCGGCATCGTCGCCTCGGCGTGGATCCTGCTCGCCCTGGTCGTCGCCGCATTCGTGGAGGCGTTCTGGTGA